GAGTTATACTGGGTAGGCGGCGAGCCACTTATGTATGATATACATTGGCGTATTATGCAACAGCTAGTAGATGAAGGCAAAAGCCAAGATGTAGTTGTACGTTACAATACAAACCTTAGTAGAACACATTATAAAGACTACAAACTATATGATATGCTAGACAACTTCAAACGTGTAAACATTTGTGCTAGTATAGACGGTGTAGGAGCAGTTGGCGAGTATATCAGAACAGGCCTCAAATGGAACGAATGGTTACAAAACTTTAAAGACGGTATGTTTCTTGTGGACAAGTACGGCGATGATGCAATGGTGTTTGATGTAACCCTAACTACGCCAGGATTGTTTGATTTAAAACGTATGTTTGACGTAGTTACAGAACTAAACGTAAAAAGTTACTTTAAAATTACATTTGCATTTGACCCTAGTGTACTAATGAGCCCTATGTGTTTGCCTAGAGAAGTATTAGATGAACAAATACACATGTTACTAGACTATATTAAACCTAGAGTAACACCTAAAACTCGTGTGTACCAAGAAACACTAGAAAACATGTTAGAACGTAAAACATTCGAAGAAGAATTTATAAATTATGCTGACGGCTGGCGCAGAGGAAAGAAAAACGTGCTGTTTTTAGAAAGTATTAGACAACAAGATGTTACATTTAGAGATACGCTAAGTGATGCAGGCAAAGAATGGTGGGATAACATTGAGTAAAACATTCTGCCCTTTACCTTGGACACATTTAGCAACGCATCCGCATGGTAGTATTACACTTTGTTGCGAAAGCGATATGACGAATCGTGCAAGCGAAGCACAAAACTTGCCACGAGAGTTTATTACACTACACAATACAACATATGATTTTGAAAAAATAATGAACTCGGACTTGTTTAAAAAGGTCCGCAAAGATATGTTAGAAGGCAAGATGCCTGCAGCGTGTACTAAGTGCTACAAACTTGAACAACTTGGTAATGAAAGTAAACGTACCCGTGATACAAAATTATTAGACTTTGATTTAAATGATGCACAGCGTATTACACAAGATGATGGCACATTAACTGAAGTTAATTTTGAATTTATTGAATTACGGTTAGGTAATATTTGTAATTTAGCATGTCGCTCATGCAATCCGCAAAGTAGTAGTAAATGGATACGTGATTGGGAAAAATTAAACGAACGCAAGTTTGATACTCCTCAGAGTATGTTTGATTGGCCTTTGGACGAACGCTTTTGGGCAAATTTAGCAGAACACTGCAATAATACACGTAAAGTTTATATCAATGGCGGAGAACCATTACTTGTAGACAAGCATATGAAGTTTTTAGAATTTTTAATTACTAAAGACTTGGCAAAAAATATTACATTGGTATATAGTACGAACTCAACAATTATAAATGACAAGTATATAGACTTGTGGAACAAATTTAAACAAGTTGAGTTTATGGTATCTATCGACGACTTAGAAGATAGAAACAGTTATTTACGGCATCCTGCAAAATGGGACAAGACTATCGAAGCATTTGATTGGCTACATAGTTTAGGACACAAAACTTATATATTACAGACAGTAAGTATAATGAATATCTATTATATAAAAGAAGCATGGAATTTTTGGAATAGTAAAGGCGTAAATGTATCGCATAATATGGTACATCATCCTAATTTTTATAGTGCTGCTAATGCGCCCGAACATGCAAAGAAAGCAATTTTACAAAAAATTGACGGCCTGCCATTTTATGACCAAATAAATAATTTCCTAAGTCAGCCATCTAACCTTGATGCGTTTAATCAATTTTTTGATGAAAACAAAAGACTAGATGTTATTCGTAAACAGAACTATGCAGACATATTTAAGGAATGGCATGATATACTTTTACTATGATGAAATTATAGAAGGACAGCCTGCTCCTAACGGGTCACGTAATATTGGTCTGACAAAAGATGCTCGACGTGTTCCGTATTATAAAGGATATAATGCTGGATCCTGTATAGCAAAGTTTACTACCTTTTATTTTACAATGAAATCTCATAAAGTAAATGTTGAACTATTTACAAATAAACAGACTAGAAAAAATTTATATTATCCTATAGAATTAAATCATACATACTATGGTTGGAACAGATCGTGGATTAATTTAATTTCAGCAAAAGCCAAAAAACTTATTCGTAAAAAGAAAATGCGTCTTCTTATTTTAGCACCTCGAGTAACTGGTAATGCTTTTATACTTTCACAAATGAAAATAAGAATTGATGAGCTTGTTGAAAGTGGAATACCTAAAGATAGAATACACGTTGTATTAGGCGAACTCAAAGACGTGTATAAACCGTTATTAGATTTAAAAAATGTATATGGGTTTGATTGGTGGCAAGTGTATATGCAAACAGTTTGTAAAGTTCGTAGCGGTGAATCATCTTTGCATTGGATTTCTCACAATGATAATTTTCTAAGAAAATCAAATGATGTTCCGTTAGACTATGGAAGTAAATCTCCAAAGAAACTTTTTAATGTTGTACCTAGTCATTATGCTAAACATGATATAACACTTTTATTAGAATTAGCTAATAGTAAGTTATTAGAAAAAGGATCTTTTACGTTTGATCATAATAATTACAAATTAGATAATACTGATCCAAAGTCTTTATTTAATGCTAGAAAGTCGTCTGTTGAAACAGAACACAAAAAAGGTTTAATAAAAAACTTAGAACAGTTTTCAAACGGTATAATAGATCAAAATGATAAGCTATCGTATGATGAAGATGAATATAATAATTCAGTATTATCTATTATTTGCGAAGAAAATGATTTACAACCTTTTGGCTATTACAGTCAAGAGCTTGCGGCATTACGTGCAGGTCCACGTATTTGGCAACACATAGCATTAGGTCATCCTTTTATGGTACTTGGTACAGTTGGCACAGTTGAGTATCTTAATAATGAAGGATATTTTTCATATAATGATTTAATAAGGCAAACATATGATTTAACATATGATCCAGCAATACGTTCTGAACAAATTGTTGATAATATCAAATTTTTAGATTCGTTAAGTACAGACGAATTAAATGAAAGAATAAGCGAAGTAATGCCGTTTGTTAAAAAGAATAGAGAAAAGTTCTTTAATAAGCGAATGGAAGGCAAATTTATACAACTTTTTGTTGACATGAGGTACGAATGATAGTACAATATAGTTATGTATGATATCGTTTTTCTTAGTGATAACACTCTTTTGGCTAAACAGTCATGGAGTTCTCTTAAGGAAAAATACCCTAGGGCAAAATTTGCTGACACATTAGAAGAAGCACAACGTAAAGTACTTACTAAAATGTTTTGGATAGTTTGGCCTGATATTAATATATCTGAAGACTTTAAATTTAATTATACAGCAGACGAGTGGAGTCAAGATGTTGTTCATACATTTTTAAACGGAGAACATTATGATGGCATTTTACTAGTTCCAAAAAAATTAAGTATTAGTTCTCGTGAACTTACGTATCGATTCTTTATAAACAAAAAAGAAGTAGATGTTATAGCAAGTACTCCTAAAGCGTTTGATACTTTTTATGTCGATAATTGGGACGATTACGAACACGCTATGGAAAACAGTTCTACAGAAATGTTTTGGGCAGTGTCTCATAATTTAAAATACAGTAAAACATATACTGAAAACTTTTACTTTAGTCATCATAACAGTTATGACAGAAAAGAAAATCATGCTTTTATTCATCGAGTAAACGATAAAGACTTATATAACGGTGTATTTCTTTGTTCAAAGCATAAGGCTCTTAATAAAAAACAAATTGACTATCGTTTCTTAGTAAATGCAAAACAGTGGGAAGACGTAGTAAGTGGCCCTAGGCAATATGATATTTCCTATGTTACTACATATGATGATTACCTTAAAACTTTTAATACTTGTGATACAGAAATGTTTTGGATAGTTCCTCCGCATGTGTATACTAACGACGACTTTGAATTTGATTTATACTTTAGTCATGACGCAGAGTTTGACAGAAAGATAAATCATGTATTTAAAAATAACAAATATTATGACGGTATTATTTTATGTAGTAAACACAGTAAAATTAGTCAACGTGAATTTGAATATAAATTTATAACAAATAAAAAAGAACACGACATACAAGCAAGTATTCCAAAACAATACGATATATTTGTAGCAAAAGATTATAATGACTTTTGTGAAGCAAAACAATCATCGACTACAGATTTCTTTTACGTTGTACCAGATGACGTTAATGTTACATTTGAGTTTGATTATCAAATTTCGTCACATCAAAAAGATATTATTCATGTATTTAAAAATGGTAAATTTCACGACGGTATATTCTTAATACACAAAGATAAAAACCTTGCGCAGCGTGAGTTTGATTACAAATTTTTTACACAGAAAAAAGAAGTAGATATTCTAGCAAGCACTCCTAAGCACTATGATATTGTTTTTATTAGTTATAATGAATCAAACGCAACTGAAAATTTTGAAAATATAAAAACTAGATTTCCAGATCGAACAATACATCGAGTACACGGAATCAAAGGAATACATCAAGCACACATTGTAGCTGCAGAAGCATGTGATACAAATATGTTTTGGGTAGTAGATGGTGATGCATATGTACTTGACGATTTTACTTTTGACCACCAAGTACCTAAGTGGCAAAGAGATCAAGTATTTGTTTGGAGAAGTAAAAATCCTATTAATGATTTAGAATACGGGTATGGCGGAGTAAAGTTGTTTCCGGTTAAAGAAACTGTTAATATGGATGTAACTACAACAGATATGACAACCAGCATTAGTTCAAAATTTAATGCAATGCCTAAAGTTAGTAACATTGCGGCATTCAATATTGGACCTTTTGAAACATGGAAAAGTGCATTTAGAGAGTGTTGCAAATTATCATCAAAAACAATAAGAGGACAAGTAGATAATGAATCAGAAGAAAGATTACGAATATGGACAACCATGGGAAGAGATGTTCCCTTCGGCGAGTATGCTATTAAAGGTGCTATTGCTGGCAGGGAGTTTGGGCTTTCTAGCAGCTCTAATCTTCAGCTAATAAACGACTTTGATTGGTTACAGGAGCAATTTGATGCAACTTGTAAATGATATCAGAACAGTTCACATTGAGCTTACAGATAAGTGTCAAGCTCAATGTCCAATGTGTGCTAGGAACTATCACGGAGGTGCTACTCGTCCATTTATACGTAACGGCGATATGAGTATTACACAATTTAAAGAATGGTTTCCAAAAGACTTTTTAGCACAGTTAGATAATTTTTATAGCTGTGGTAATTATGGAGACCCTGCGTTTGCAAATGATTGTTTAGAAATTTATTCCTATGTGCGAGAGTGCAATCCTACAGTTAGACTAGCAATACATACTAACGGTGGTATGCGGAATACTGTATGGTGGAAGAAATTAGCACAGTATAACATTGAAGTTATTTTTGCTGTAGATGGATTTAAGGGCAAACATGAACTATATCGTAAAAACACAAAGTTTGATAAGGTAATCGAAAATCTAAAAGCATATTGTGATGCAGGAGGAAATGCTCGAGTTGACAGTCTTGTATTTGCACATAACGAACATGAAGTAGATCAATTAGAAGAATATTTGTTAGGTTTAGGAGTACAGAGTGTAAACTTTGTTAGTACTACACGCTTTTATGAAATGAAAGAATACGAAGTACACGATAATGACGGCAATGTAGAGTACACAATAAGCCCTGCACAGACATTACGTTTTAAAAAAACGCCTAACAAAGATTTAATACAGTTGGTAGACGACGACTTTAGAAATAATGCAATTGCCGCAAGTAACATTAATGCTAGATGTGTAACTGAGCAAGGAATATATGTAGATCCTTATGGAGATATATTTCCGTGTTGCTGGTTCGGCGGGGATTATTTAGAACAACCTATACAAGAAAAACTACCAATACACTACTTACGAAATTTAAGTGTAGAAAATACAAAGAATGTATTAAAGACAGTCGGTGTACCTAACTGTTCAACAGGGGTATTAAATAGTAATGATAACCTTTTTATAAAACTTCCAGACTTCTGGAACGGTGAGGATAAGTGTATGACATGCGCTCGTCAATGCAGTAAATTAGTATACGATAGTAATAACAAATATGAATGATTACAACAAGATACCTTGGCAAGATATTACTGAGTTTGGGCAGAAAACCCTCCTAAAGAGCCATCTTTTCACAGTTTCGTGGATCCTGGCTAGATTTTGTAATTATTCATGCAGTTATTGCTGGCCATACGCTAGATCTAGTACCCCTGACCACCAAGATCTAGAATTGTACTTAAACACCCTAGATAGTATCAAAGCACAGGCTCGTGCAAACGGCTTTACAGACTTCCATTTTAGTTTCTCAGGAGGCGAACCTACAGCATATAAATACTTTAATAAAGTAGTTGAGTACTATGCTAACGATGAGCTACCGGAATATCAAAGCATACATATGACAACAAATTTAAGCCCAGGACACAAATGGTGGGCTAATTTTATTGACAATACACAACACCTTAAACGTAGAAGTATAACAGCAAGTTATCATGCTGAATTTGCAGATGAACAAGAGTTTGGAGATAAATGTCTCCAATTAATAGAAGGAGGAGTATATGTTACGATCAATCAAGTTATGGTTCCTGAAATGTTTCAAGAGCTTTACGAACGCTTGGAACGATTTGCCGCCAGAGGTATTAACGTCACTCTCAAGCCCCAGTCCGATCCAACCGCCTCCCACGTGGTACATGGATACACTGAAGACCAGATCACAACAATGCGACAAGGATTCCCTCAGCACTGGAACGGAGAGCAAATTGCACAAATCGAACTCAAAGATGCTCAAGGAGTAACTTACGAGTTAGATCAAGCAGAACGATTTAATGCGTTTGGATTTAACAAGTTCAAAGGCTGGGAATGTAATGCAGGATATCAAGGAATTGTAATACGTGAAAACGAAGTAAAACGTAGTTACAGTTGTCACGAACAACCACTTGGCACACTTTCTGAAGGCTTTAATATATTCGACTCACCTCGCAAGTGTGTTACGCCTACATGTGTAAGTAGTGCAGATAGTAAAATACCAAAGAGGAAATTATGAAGTTTGGAATATTAGGATACGGGTACGTTGGCAAGGCAACACATTTGGGGTTATTAAACAATCAAAAGTGTATCGTCCATGATACTATATTTGAATCTAAAAGAACAATATTAAAAGATGCTGATACAATATTTGTATGCATACCAACAGCAACACAGGCAGATATTAACACAGTAATATCTGAAATAGCTCAAATACAAGAATTTAATCCTTCTGCAACTTTTATTATTCGTAGTACACTACCTTTAGGAGCATGTAAAAGAATTCAAGAATATGTAGGAGATATTATCTACATACCAGAATTTCTACGTGAACGTTATTGGGAAACTGATTGCTTAAAACGTCCATTAGTTGTAGGTAGTGATGGTGTTATTTTGCCTGAATGGTTGTTACATGAAGATATCAAAATTTGCTCTACACAAGAAGCAGAACTTGTAAAAATGTATTCTAATAACTTTGCTGTAATGCGTATCGCATTTGCTAACGTATTCTATGATTTAGCACAAGATATAAATGCTGACTATAGTAAAGTATTAGATATGTACTTAGATGTACAACAGGATCAAACATATATGGAAGTTCCTGGTCACGACGGAACAAGAGGCTTTGGAGGCAAGTGTTTACCTAAGGATTTAGATTTTCTTATTGACACACTTGACGAAAAGGGTATTGACCAAAATTGGTTTAAACATATTAGAGAGTTGAATAAAGGATGGCAAAAAAAGTTTTAACAGGACACAAAGGCTTTATAGGTAGTCATTATTACAATTATGTAAAAGACACGTATGATGTATATCCTTATGATCAAAAAGACGGCGACGATAAAAATTTAAGATACCCAAGTGTAACTAACAACATGCCGGATTGTAATACTGTAGTACATCTTGCAGCAACAAACGGCACAAGATTGTTCTACCAAAATCCTACAGATGTTTGTATCAATAACACACTGCCTACTATTAACTTGATTGAACGTTATAGAAACACTGATACAAAGTTTGTATTTGCTAGTACATGCGAAATATTCAACAGCACAATAGACAACGGTTACTACCATGTACCTACTGACGAAGCAGTACCAGTTATGTACAACGACATTACTAATCCACGTTGGAGTTATAGTATACCAAAAGCACTAGGCGAAAACCTAGTTGCTAATAGCGGACTTGAGTATCTTATCATACGCTACTTTAATGTATACGGTCCAGGACAAATAGATCACTTTATAAATGAGTTTGTAGAACGTTGTAAACAAGGCGAGTACTATATCAAAGGCAACGACACACGTAGTTTTTGTTATGTTGACGATGCTGTGCGTATGACAGATATACTAATACAAACTGCTAGTAATCAAACAGTAAATGTAGGACAGGACGTTGAGACACGTATAAGTGTTGTAGCAAAACTAATTATGGGCTATATGGGTATCAACCCTGACAGATTAGAAATACGTCCCGGTCCAGTTGGAAGTGCTACACGTAGATGTCCTGATACTACGATAGTACAAACACTTACAGGATTTAAAGATTACACACCACTTGAAGTTGGATTAAAAAAGACATTGGAAAGTCTAGTATGAAGATTGAAATAGAAGACGTATTATTTTGGATGGACGCTATCCGTAACAGTGATGATAGATATCGTACCCTTGAAAGTTTTTGGAAAGGGCAAGTTAACAGTAAAGTTTGGCTTGCAGAAAACTTAGTAGGATTTGTGCCTGTTAAACCGTTAGACATTGTGATATACGGTGGATGGAACGGTGTGCTGGCAAGTATACTCTTTAACTCTAACATAGCTGTAAACAGCATTACAAGCGTGGATATAGACCCTGTGTGCGAAGATATAGCAAACACAGTAAACAAGCGTCAAGAGATGCAAGGTAAGTTTAGTGCTGTAACAGCAGATATGTGCGAATACACTACTAATGCTGATGTAGTTATAAACACTAGTTGCGAACACATTACACAAGAACAGTACGAACAATGGTTAAACAATCAACCAGACGATGCAGTATTTGTATTACAAAGCAATAACTATTTTACACACGATGAACATGTTCGTTGTGCTATAGATTTAACAGACTTTACACGTATGAGTAAGTTAAAGCCATATTATAGAGGAACTCTTGATACTCCAAAGTATGAACGCTACATGATTATAGGTAAAAAGAAATGAACTATTGGTACGATAAAGAAGGATCACGTTTAGGAGACTTTCAACGAGAAGTTGAATCCAAAGCAAGTTGTACCTTCTGTGTACTTCCGTGGATACATTTAGCAACACGACCTAACGGAGATATGCGACTTTGTTGTACAGCCAATGCTAGTGGAGCAGGAGTTGATCACGAAGTTGGACTTGTTAAAATGGAAGACGGCAAACCTGCAAACTTTGCACGTAACACACCTTTAGAAGCATTTAATAATGACTACATGAAAAGTGTACGTAAGACAATGTTAAAGGGAGAAATACCAGCAAGTTGCACAGGATGTTTTAATGAAGAAGCACAAGGAATTGTTAGTAAGCGTATTTGGGAAACCGCTACATGGATGAAAGACGAAGGTGTTGATATAGAGGAACTTATCGCCCAAACTAATGAAGATGGTACAGTTCCGGAGAAACTACAGTATTTAGATCTACGCTTAGGACATACATGTAATATTAAATGTGTAATGTGTAGTCCACACGATTCAAGTAAGTGGGTAGCAGATCATAAAAAACTTATTCCTGTATTACAAGACCCAGAAGTAAAAAGACAAATGCAATGGGACCGAAAAGAATTTAATAACAAGTGGCACGAGAAAGAATCGTTTTGGAAAGAGATGTATGCACAAATACCTAATCTAAAACAAGTTTACTTTGCTGGCGGCGAACCTTTAATGATTAAAGAACATAAAATGTTTATCGAAGAAATCATTAGGCAAGGTTATCAAGACAATGTATTGTTACGTTATAACTCAAATGGTATTCTTGTAGATGAAGAATTAATTGAGCTATGGTCAAAGTTCCGTAAAGTTAAATTTGCAGTTAGTGTTGATGCAAGTTTTGAACGTGACGATTATATACGCTTTCCTGGAAAGTTTTCAGAAGTAGAACGCACTTTGCATATGTTAGACAACACACCTGATAACATACACGTTAGTATGGCAACAGCGGTACAAATATTCAACATCAAACATATTCCAGACTTTTTAAAATGGAAAGTAAACAGTAACTTTAAGAAGATGAATGTTGGTTTAATAAATGGTGTAACAATGGGTGGCGGCTTAGTTAATGCACACTTAGTTCACATACCTACTTTCCTTAACATTACAATATTGCCAGAACAAGATAAACAAGAAGTGCGTGAACGTTTTGCAGAACTTAAAACATGGCTATGGGACAACTATACACAAGACGATGAATTTTGGATACACAACCCTAAAGGCTGGCGTCAGTGGGAAGGATTGTTAGCACACATGGACTCAGCGGATAACAGTCATCTACTTCCAGGATTTAAAGAATACGTAAACAAGCTAGACGCAATTCGTAGACTAGATGCAGCAAAAATATTTCCGGAGCTATCGCATCTGTTATGATTAAACAAGTAATAAACTCACAAGATTCTAAAACACTTCGTATTGAATACATGATTGGCAATACTTGTAATCACAAGTGTTGGTATTGTTTTAAAGGTTCAAATGAAGGTGAGTTTAGATGGACTGATGATTTTGATGCTACTACTAAAA